CGTTGAATTGCCAAATAAGAACCATAAAAATCAATTGCATTCATCATATTATGATTGTGTTTTAATTGACTGGAAAGATAAGAGAAAAATCCATCTACATAAGACGCATTTTGTTTATTCATAATTTTTGCAAAACACTGTGATTGATTATTAATAGTTGGCAAAACGCATAAATTTTCTGCATTTTTATATTTTCCTACCAAATAGTGAATTGGGTCTAGAAGTGGAGAGCATTTTACATAATAATTCAATGGTGAATCAGAATCAGAATCCGTGAAAATAGATGAACCATTTAAATAGTAATGGTTATTTAGTCCCACACGATTATAATTCGATTCATTCAACACAAAAAAATCAGAAAAAATCGGATTGAATGATTGAATATCAGATAGATTAAAAATATTGTATTTACCTACAATGTCGTGTTCTGTCTGTTCATATTTTTTTGCTAAACTCTCAATATCGAGAGAACGATTCTTTCTATAATGAATTTCAATTGGCATTTTGCAAATAATATAGTAAGTTTATACGTATATTTAGGACAAAAGAACTATTTGTTGGTATTTGTACCCTCTGCGGTGAGAAATCAATATTCATTTTGTCTAATTATTGTAAATACTTTCTCTCATTATCATACATCAAAAATGAATTTAGATTTAAAGAAATTTGATATGCGTTGGATAACATTCCATCCAAATGAAAATAAAGGTCCAGTTATTGTATTAATTGGTCGTCGTGATACCGGTAAATCCTTTTTAGTGAGAGATTTGCTATATCACCACCAAGATATTCCAGTTGGTTTAGTTATTTCAGGAACAGAAATCGTCAATAATTTTTATTCGCAAATTGTTCCTAAACTTTTTATTCATCAAAAATACAATACTGCATTGATTGATAAGATATTGAGAAGACAACACCAAGTCGTCAAGAGATTTAATTCTGAGATGGAAACGTATAAGCGTGCTACTATAGATCCAAGGGCATTTGTGATATTAGATGATTGTTTATATGATGCAAGTTGGTCTAGAGATGAATTGATGAGAATGCTTTTTATGAATGGAAGACATTGGAAAGTAATGTTGATTATAACAATGCAATATCCTCTCGGTGTTCCACCAGCATTAAGAACAAATATTGATTATGTATTTGTATTGAGAGAACCTACATTAGGAAATAGAAGAAGAATATGGGAGAATTATGCAAGTATGTTTCCGACACTAGAACTCTTTTGTTCTGTTATGGACCAAACTACCGAAAACTATGAATGTCTAGTAATTCATAATAATGCAAAATCGAGCAAAATAAATGAACAGATTTATTGGTACCGGGCAGAAAATAGACCGAATTTTAAATTAGGTAGCAAAGAATTTTGGGATAAATCGAAAGAATTGTGTAGTGACGATGAAGACGAATTTGATGCTAGTAAAGCAAAAAAGAATTCGGGTCCTCAAATTACTGTGAAAAAATCTAAATGGTAGAGGGAACCTACGGTCCAAAGGCGGGCAGACAGCGACCAAAGGTCGCAGAAGTATAATAATATGACCGACTGCCTTGCGTCCCTCTTACACCCTCCTTTTTAAATTGTTCCCTCTTACACCCTCCTTTTTAAATTGTTCCCTCTTACACCCTCCTTTTTATGTTGTCCCTCTTACACCCTCCTTTTTATGTTGTCCCTCTTACACCCTCCTTTTTATGTTGTGATTTCAATCATTTTGCTATTAAATATAGCAATATGATTTTATTATGAATATATATATAATGAACTTCGCTGATGAACTTTTATACCTTGTTGAACAACGTAGACTTTCAGAAAATCCTTTAAATATTCCAATTATGTTCGAATTATTTATAGACGATGATGAAGAAGAAGATACAATTAACTTTTCTGACATCAATCTTCAGGGTGCAAACTTGAGTTATGCTACATTCAAAAATTGTACATTTGAAAATGTTACATTCGACGGTGCAATTTTTGAAAATACATTATTTAGTGAATGTTCTTTTCAAAGGTGTCGTGCGATTAATGCAAATTTTGATGATGCTGTATTTCAAGACGTTGTTTTAAGCGATTCCAATTTCACAGGAGCACGCTTTCAACGAATTATAGGTTCTAAATTAGCATTTTCTAGAATTAACTTTCGAGATGCGATTTTTGAAGAAGCAGTGTTTCAATATGAACCCCCAGATGTTAGATGTCGATTTATTCAATGTACTTTCGGAAACACAAACTTTAATCGTGCAACTATTAATAATTCTATTTTTAGTATGAATGTCTTTCAATCGCCACCTACAACTTTCAATGATGCTATTTTAAGAAATATTATAATGCATGGAAACAACTTTTTAAACCATATAAATGTCGATATTACAAATGCACAAATACAACATGGACTTGCACCGGAACCTGTAGCACAAGCAGCACAAGCAGAAGCAAATGAAGGAAGAGCATATGAAATCCATCATGCTTTTAATGCATTTTTACCAAAAAAAGACCGTTATTTGCAACTTATTAAATCTCAATTTATCGATGAAGTACCATTAGAATTTTCATGCAATAGAGAAGACATTTTAGAAATGATATATCAAAGTCTATATAATATTATAAATTTGGTTTCGGAGAATGGAAGTGAGAAAAACCAACAGTTACATACTGACCTCGATAGAATAAATGCATCATTAAATTCAGCAAGTTTTACTCAGGATATATGCGAATTAATTTGGAAAAGTTTGGAATTTGTTTTGCGTCAAAATACGGATTTCCAACGAGAATATATAAATATATTTATTGAAGATTCACTTCGTATTTATTCTACACCTCAAGGTGGATACAATGAAAATAGCATTAGTTGTGTAAATGGTATTAAAGAGAGATTAGTAACTGCAGTTGGAGCAGCATCACAAGTTTTCTGTACAGATAATCCATCTTGTGATCCCGATAACATATTTTATCAAATTAACAAGTTAATGAACTTTGATATTGCTGATGTGGCAAGCGAATGGTTTGAAAATGCATCGAAAGATGACTCGGAAATACAATCAATGAATAAAACTGAACGAAAACAAAATTTCATAGAGCATTTACAAAATGCGGTTATTCAAATAAATGGTGCATTAAGTCCATCCATGCGTCAGACAATTGACAAATATGCAAATGATATTGATTATTCTTTTGAGAAACTTCAATTGGGTGGTTTGCTTAAAAGGAAAACCAGAAAACTTAGAAAAGGAAATAAACCCATAAAAACAATGAAACCAAAACGACGACTCAATAAACGAACTTCTAAAAAACCGAAGACACGTAAGCAAAGAAAAACGCAAATGAACTACAAAAAATAAAAAACAAACAAGATGTAATGTAAATATCCTATCATAGATTTTTGATTTCGGAATTATATAAAAAACGGTTTTATGATTGTTTATATAATTTATTTGCTAGCATTTTGGAGAGCATCTCTCAATTGTTGTGCATGTGCTGAAGAATTGTCAGTGTCTGCTGCTTCTCGTTCATCGAAATTGACTAGTTTATTCACACCAATTAAATTTCCGTCTTCATCAATGGTCTGAGTTAATACATTGCCACTCTTTTTTGCCAATTCAATATTCTCCATAATTGCCTTCTTCTTTGCATCCTTAATTCTTTGGTCAAATGCTTGTTTAGCACGTTCTTCATTCTTCAACTTTTCACTATGAAGTTGATTTAGTTCTTCCTCCATGAATTCAACGCGTCCAGTCTTATAAGCATCAGGGTCCCAAGGAATCCACATACCAACAGGTCCAACAAAAATATCATGATTAGGGTCAGTTTCTCTCAATTTCTTGCAACGAATTTCTGCTTCTTCTTGTGTGTTATAAACTCCACGCACTTTGAGACCCCGAGTCGATGTTTGGAATGAATGTTCTCTATTAAACCGCAGATTTAATGATTCTTCGTGCTTGTCACAGAAAGTGCGGAAATGGAATTCGAATTCTTCTTCTCTCAATTTAGTTTCCTCAGATTTAGCAAATTCATTGAAATCTTCAGTTAGGTCCTCTATTTTAACATTATACTTGTATGCGACAAAATTTAGGAAATCTCCAAACTTCGACATGGTTTTACTGAACTCCCACTGCTTGATAAATTCATCAAATAAAAATGCTTCTCTCTTCTTTATAATATTTTCGGGAGAAACAAAACTAATGCATGCGAACTTTTGACCAGCAATTGGTGCATCCTCGTCACACAAATCGACATATTTAGGATTTGTTTTTCCGTTAGGAAGCGTTTTTCTTTCAAATGAATGATTGGCAGAAGTCATTTGGATGAATGGATTATGAAATATTTAGAGCAATTGGTTTAAATGGTTTCTATACAAATGTTTCTTTTGATAATTTTATTTTAGTATAATATACTTTAACAAAATGAGCGTCGTAAATTTTGGAGAACTTGTTCGCCGAGCAATTAAGTACATCATTGAAGGTCTTGTTGTTGCCATTGCTGCTTATGCTATCCCTAAGGTTGGAAGACTCAGCACCGAGGAAATTGTTATCATTGCTTTGACTGCTGCTGCCACTTTCGCAGTTCTTGACGTGTTCGTCCCTGCCATGGGTTCATCCGCCAGAAACGGTGCTGGACTTGGCATTGGTCTCAACCTCGTCCGATTCCCCGGTGGTTTTTAAACGATTATTCGTGTAAGGTTTATATACTGTATAAATACGTAGTATATAAAATGATTTTAGTAAATGATAAATTCATGCAAAAATATACATTCATAATGAATGCACTTGAAAATGGATGGAAAGTAAAAAAACGGAAAGGCAAATATATATTCACCAAAAAACATGAAGGCAAAAAAGAATTCCTCAAAGACGGATATTTAGAATCATTCATTGCTGATAATTCAAAATCATCTATATTAAAAATATAGGAATTTTTAATTAAGTAAAACTACTCCATCAATTAGCAATATAATTTTGCATTTATTCTTATTTTTGAGATGTATTGGTACTAATTTATAAAAAAATAGTATTTCGTTGAATTATAATATTTAGGCATAATATAATTAAACCAAACCAAAATGGGAGGAGCTCTTATGCAATTGGTCGCCTACGGGGCACAGGATGTTTTCCTTACAGGAACCCCCGAAATTACCTTCTGGAAGGTGTCATACAGACGCCACACTAACTTTGCTATGGAAAGTATTGAACAGACCTTTTCTGGTCAGGCAGACTTTGGTCGTCGTGTGACCTGCACTATTGCCCGTAACGGTGATATGGCATTCCGCACTTACCTCCAGGTGACTCTTCCTGAAATCAACCAAGTAATGGCACCTTCTAATGGAAATGTGTATGCTCGTTGGTTGGATTTCCCTGGTGAGCAACTCATTTCTCAGGTCGAGGTCGAGATTGGTGGTCAACGCATTGACCGTCAATATGGTGACTGGATGCACA